GTCGGTCAGCACTTGAGCGTCGCTGACGTCGTCGGTCCACTGCCTTATGCCGTCCGAGCCGAGCTGCAACAAAGGGCTCAGCGTCGTGTAGCTCTTGCCCAACAGGTCGGTACCGATCGCAGCGCGACGAGTCGGGTCGTCCAGCGAGTTCATCACGTCGGCGACGTTGCCGAGCGTGCCGGCCATGTTGACCGTGCCGTCGGCGTTGCGCTCGACCTCGATGTTGTACTCCGCCAGCTTGCCTGCGTCGATGTTCCGAGCGAACCGGGTCAGCGCCGACGCCGCCGTGTCGGTGTTGACGCCCAGGTCGTCGAGCACCGCCACGAACCGGGACGCCTCCTCGGTGCTCAGGCCCGACGCGTCTTTGAACTGCCGCACGCGGTCGGCGAGGGCGGTGTACTGCTTGACCGACGCAATCGCAGCGGTGCCCAGCGCTGCGATGCCGGCCGCCGCCACCATCTGCGGGCCGCTCAGCGCACCGAGGTCGCCGCCGAGCGACTCGATTGCGTCGCCCAGCGGACCGAGGCCGTTGCTCGCCGAGTCCTTCGCCGCGCCGCCGAGCTTCTGGAAGAAAGACAGCGGCTTGTCGTCGCCGGTCGCGTTGTCCGACTTCTTCTTGAACTTGTCGAGCGCTTCGCCGGCCTTCTTGGCGCCCTTCTCGAGGCCGTCGGCCGTGGCGTCGATGATGACCTGGATGCGCGGCGAGGCCACGGGCTACAACCCCTTGACCTGATCCGTGAGCTTCACCACGGTGCGCTCCATGTTCGACAGAATCTCACCCTTGCGTGCCTGCAACGCCGTCCACAGAAACGGGTTCGCCTTGATCGGCCCGCCACGCCACCCCTTCGCCGGGTTCGGCCGGGTCGGCCAGCCCCAGTGGATCGGGCCGGCGTGGCGGACCTTCCGGATGCCGCCGGCCAAGACCTTCGTGCCCCGCAACGCGCCCTTGGGCCGGATCGTGTCGCGCAACCGTCCGGTGCGGTACGGAGCCCGGTGACGAGCGGCGGTCGCCACGATCTCGGCAGCGTCGCGCAGTTCGCCCTTGAGCGTCTGCTGCAACTCCTTTTTCGACGTCTGATCCTGCAACTTGCGCAGCGACGTGCGCAGCTCGTTCAGGCCTTCCACCTTGATGTAGCCACCCGTCGACTTGCTGCCGCTGGCTTTCTTCGTGGCGCCTGAGCGAGCCACGACGTCAGGCGGTGGCGCGAGTGACGGCGCCGCTGAGCGGGAACGTCACGCTGACCGTCGCGAGATCCGACACCGAACCCGAGACGGGCGACCACGAGTTGACGAGCACCGAGCCCGTGTACTTCGGGTTCGAGCTGGACACGCTCGCCGTGCGGTCGGCTCTCACTTCGAAGGCCACTGTGGTGCCCAGGAGGGGAAACAGCGTTGCGTCCACAGCGCTTGCCGCCATGTCCTGGTTGAAGGTGAGCTGGAGGCTGCCGGACTTGCGGCCGCCGATGGGCACCGTCCAGCCGGCGTCGGCGAAGTCGGTGCTGTCAAGCTCCGCCACGTCGATCTGGAGCACCACACTGGAAATCCAGCTCGACCGCTCGGTTCCGTTCAACGACACGAACGCGTCATTCAGCGCAAAGGTGGCCACTTCACTCTCCTCAGTAGATGCCGATGATGATTCGGGTCTCGAACGACGGCGACGTGCCGCTGACGGTCCACGTGGCTCGCCAGTAGTCGTCAGTGATGGCGCCGGCGGCGCTCAAGAACTGGGCGCCCTTGGCGTTCGCTGCGGTGAACGTGATCCGGTCCGTCGGCGACGTGAACCCGGAGTTGTTGTCCGACTGAACCTTCACCGTGATCGACGGCGTCGTGCCGCCGGCGGTCAGGAAGTGCACCGCCGCCCACACCTTCTGCGTTGCGCTGACAGCGCCGAGCTGTGCCCCGGCCGACGAGCCGGTCGACGCGATCGTCGACGCCGTGTCCACCGTGCCACGGATGACTGGACGGTTGCCGCCGAACGATGCCGAATGGGTGGCCAGCTCGCCGGCCGAACCCTGCAGGATTGAGCGGGCCATCAGCAGCCCGGTGGTGAAGTAGCCGACGGCGCCGACGCTGCTGCCCATCGGGACGACCGACAGCACGTACTCGGTGCCGTTGGTGACGGCCAGCACCTCGTCGACTGCGGACTGCTGCGACGCCGTGGCGGTCGCCATGTCCGTCGGGCCGGACGCCGTCAGCATCGTCGAGCGACGGCCGGCGATCGGGACGGTCCAGCCCGAGGAACAAAAGGTGGTTGCGTCAACCTCGGCCACGGTCGTCTCAAGCTCGACCTGGCTGGCGAAGCAACTCAGCCGAACCGCAGCGGTTGACGAGCCGGCCAGGATGTCGACGTCGTTCAAAGCGAAGGTGGCCATGCGTCAGAGCCTCCCGACGAGGACGCGAATGGAAAGATCGGCGCACAGGTACCGGGCGCCGTCGGCGAGAGATTCCGTGCGGATCGACGAGGCCTGATCGACCACGATGTCGTGGCAGACGCCGCCGAACGTGCGATCCCGGTCCATCAGCGCATCGACAAGCGACTGGCCCTCACCCGAGCCGGACGACAGCAGCGCATCGAGCCGGCCGAACGCCGCCCGCATGTCCGCCGCCTGAATCCAACACGTTGCGGTCAGGCGCACGCTGGCGAGCCCCTTGGCGAACGCCTGGGCGAAGTCGACGTAAGTGCTGTCGGGCTCGATCGTCACGACCGTGGCCGCACCGGTCGGGATCGAGTCGGCCGGGTAGGCGATCGTGCGCACGCCAGGCACCTCGGCGAGCCGTGCGGCGATACCCTCACGGATGTCGGCGAGGTTCACGCGACCACCGCACTGGTGACCGGGTGGCGGTACCGCTGGAGCAACTGCGCCACCATCGGGTTGTCCCGCACCCGCATCGGGCCGAACTCGCCGAACGCTGCGACGCCGAACGGGGCGTCCTTGCTCTTGAACGCCTCACTGGCGAGCAGGAGCGTCGCCTGCTTCACCGGGGCCGGGACGGCCTGCCAGCCCCACCGGGCCGTGATCTGCACGGTCCGGCGCAGCGTGTGTACCGGCCAGTAGCGGCTACCGACCGCAACGATCTGCCACGCCGGCCACGTGGTCGCACCGTTGTCGCCCTGCGTGTGCTCGAGCACGAAGTCGGTGTCGAGCGTCCACGTCGTCTCGAACGTGCCGTCCTCGTTGTCGTCGGTCTTCACCACGAGGCCGGTGGTGTTGGCGATGTCGCAGCCGGGATCGAGGGTGAGCAGCAGCGGCGACGCACTGCGGAACGTGCGCACCGACGTGCCGGACGGTACGGCGAAGGTGCGGCCACAGTGGTCGTCGACCTTCTGCGATGCGACGTCGAGCGCAAGGCTCAACGTCGAGTCGTCCAGGCCGTCGTCGATGCCGACCCACGAGCGCAGCTCGGACAGCGTCGCGTAGGCCATCAGACGGTCCGTCGGGTCGTGCGCCGGGGACGATCCGCAACGGCCTCCTCGACGGCAGGCGACTCGTCGAGGACACGGGCGAACGCACCGTCCTCGGCGCCGTCGAGCATCGGGTCGCCGTCCGGCACCAGCCGGCCCGCAGCCACCCAGCCCGAACTCGTCAGCACCGGCCTCGTTGCCACCCACATCGTCATCGCGCGCACGCTCCTCGTCTTCGAACCGGAGAACCCCGCCGCCGTGAGGACCGCACGGCGGCGGGGCGAACCCCAGGGATCAGGTGACGTTGAGCAGCCCGATCGCGGTCGAGTCGATGACCCGGCCGCCGGTACGCCAGTAGGCGTAGAGGCCACGCTGGCCCGACGGCCGGCGGTTCGAGCCGAGCAGGTGCGGCACCAGCTCGACGGTCATGCCGACCCGGTCGACGATCGTGTAGGCGGCCTGCATGTCGCCGAACACGAGGATGTAGTTGTCCGACGACGCCGTCACGGTGCCGTCCATCTCGCCCGACGAGAACGCCGGACGGCCGAGGAGCTGGCCCGGACGAGCCGCATCGAGGTACGTCCACAGGCCGGCGCCGCCCTGGGTGTCGAACCGGCGGATGAGGTCGTACACCAGCTCGTTGGCGATCCACGACCCACGCTGCCGGTACCGAGCGGCGACCTTGCCGATCGTGCTGTAGACGTCGGCGATGGCGAACGTGTCGGTGGTGGCCGACGTGACGACCTGGCCGCCGAAGTTCGTGTAGGTGTCGTAGATCAGCCCGAGCGGGGCGTTGGAGCCGTTGCCCAAGATGAACGCCGTGTGCTCGAGGTCGTCACGGGCGATCATCAGCAGACGGGACATCTCGGCCTCCATGGCCGGCCAGTCCTGCTGCAACTCGATGCTGAACGGCACGAACGCCTGACCCTTGTAGGGCGTGATCGTGGTGTTCGCCAGGGTCGGGGCGTCGTCGCTGACCTCGCCGGCCTCGCCGTCCCACGATGCCGTGATCCCGGCGGTCGAGATGACGTTGAAGTTGTCGCTCGTGGTCTGCGTCACCCGAGCCGCCTGGCGCACCGGGTTGACGGTCAGGCCGTTGTGGCTTCCGGTGACGGCGATGAGAGTCGGGTCCACGATCGTCGGAACGGCATACCCGCCGTTCGCGTCGGTCAGCGACGCTGCACGGACATGCTCGACGGCACGCTGCTCCTCGGCGGTGAGGCCCCACGAGTTGCCGCTGATGAGCTTCGAGAAGGCCGAACGGTAGGCCGGGCGGCTGGCGGCGATGACATGCCGGCTGAGCTTGCCGGTCGGGTCGTCGGCCCGCTCCAGCGTCGCGTAGACACGCTCACGCACGGAGTCGTCGGTCAGCGGGAGCCGCTCGACGGCGGTGCGGGCGGCGCCACGCACCTGGGCGACGGTGCCGTACTGCACGGCCTCGTCGGCCATCGGGTCGGCCTGGCGGACGAGCACCTCGGGGGCGGCGATCCGTGCCCGCTCCGGGGCGGCGGCGACGGCCTCGAGCTGCGCGAGCTCGGAACGCAGCGACTCGATCTCGGGGACGAGCGAGTCGAACTCGGCGATGTCGGCGGCGAAGCCGGTGCGCTCCTCGTCGGACGGCTCGCCGTCACGGGTCGCGTACTCGGCGAGGCTGGCCCGAAGGGCGTTGTGCCGGTCGGTCTTGGCGTTGACGGCGCTACGCAGCGCCTCGATGCGGGTCATCAAAGACTCCAATGCGTGACAGCGTCTGAAGACGCATCTCTCGCCTCGTCAGCTCCTCCGGGGAGCCGTCTGAGGCCTTGTCAGCACGGATTCCGACAACCGGGTCGGCGACCTGCTCGTCGTCCACGATAGCACCCTGCACGTTCACGTTCGTGCGTTGCGCGAGTTGCGACCCACCGACGAACTCCCGTCGCACCAGCTCCAGCGCCGCCGAACGCAGCGCCAGAGTCGTCGTCGAGTAAGCCGGGTTGACGACCGGGCCGGCCTCGAACAGGGCGACCTCCCGCAAGGTGCGATGGTCCGGTGCGCCGTCGGCTTTGCGCCAACGGTCCGCCACGACCTTGAACCGGAAGCTCATCCCGTCGAGCGCCTGCGCCTCGATCGCCGCACGGATCGGGATGGTGCGCCAGTCGTCGAGGATGCGGCCGACACCGAACAGGCCACGCTTGTCTTCGCGCAGGTCGGTCCACACGCCGATCGGTAGAGCGCCAAACAACGGGTCGTGGCCGTGATCGAACTGCATGCGGACACGCTGCGGGCCACGCTCGGCGATCGTGCGGGCGAACGCCCCACGGGCGATCTCCTCGGAGTACTCGCCCAGGTGATCCGAGATCATCGTCGGCTCACCGAACCTGGCGATGTAGCCGGCGATCGTCAAACCGTCGCCGTCCTCGGCCAGCCGGATCTCGAAGTCGTCGGCCTCGAGCAGGACGTTGCGTGCATGGATCAGCTCGGCCACCTGCCGGCCTCCTTCGTCGTCGTCGTCGGATCCCAGTTCCCGGTCGGCCCAAGCCCGGCCCGGATCGCCACCCCACAGCGCCCAGGCGATGCGGCCGGCGGACGGGTAGCCGTCCTCGCCGGGCGACCAGCCCTCGGCCTCGCTGTCGACCTCGTGGCGAGCGACACCTGCGAGTCGTAGACGCCGACGACGGTGAGCGGGGTCCTCCCCAGCGTCACCGTGCTGCCGACGCCGGCGCCCAGGTCGGCGGCGGCGTCCACCCCCAGGACGACCTCGTCGCCCGCGCGCGGCAGACGCCCCCGGGTGAGGTCCAGGCCCTGCGACCGCAGCATGGACGGCTCGACGCCGCCCAGGAAGAAGAACGGGTTGGACCCGACCTTCAGGATCTCGAGCTGGACGCCGCTGACGGCACCGACCCCGGTCACTGCGGCGACCCTGGGGAGGACGGTCGCATCCAGACGGCTGAAGCTCAGGTCGGCCGCGCCCTTCTGCGCCACGATGAACTGTGCGCCGCCGGCGGTGATGAAGTCGTCGGCCGTGCCCTTCATGCCGGCGGTGACGGCGCCGAGGGCGACGACCGTGGCGATCCCCACGGTGATGCCGACGACGGTCAGGAGGGTCCGGACCCGCTGGCGCAAGAGGTTCTTCAGGACCAGCGAGAGGAACGTCACCCGAAAAGGCTAGCGAGCCCCGAATCTCTTTGCGTCGGAAAGTACCTGTGAGACGCTGCTAGTCGTGGTCGCCGCGGTCGCGGCGCACCCCGGCCCGCTTGCCACGGATGGTCGCGGAGCCCATCTCGGTGATCACGTGCTCCGCCGACGAGCCCGGCACCTCGACCAGGGCGAACTTGTCGAAGATCCGGATCGCGCCGATCTCGTTGCCGCGCAGGCCGGTCTCGCCGGTGATCGCACCCACCAGGTCCTGGGGCCGCACGCCGTCGCGCCGGCCGACGTTCACGTACAGGCGGGTGACGTCGCCCTTCGGACCCCGGGCGGGCCGGCCGCGTTCGTCCCGGTCCCGGGCGCCACGGTCGCGGTCCTTGTCACGGTGCTTGTCGCCCTTGCGGTCCTTGTCCCGCCCGTCCTTGCGCGTGTCGCGGTTCCCCTTGGCACGGTCGCCCTTGTCCCACTTGTTCTTGCCGCGGTCGGGGCGGCTGGCGATGTCGGGGATCTCCTCGGCGTCGTCGGTGGCGCCGCTGGCCTCGTGCACCAGCTTCACCGCGGCGAGCGCCACGTCGACGAGCTCGAACTCGTCGGAGAGCGCGTCGACCACGGCACGGAACCGGTCCAGGTCCTCGGACTCGATGGACTCGCGCACCTGGTCGAGCGTGAGCTCCATCTGCCGGGCCCGCAGGTCGGCCACCGTCGGGATCTTCTCGATCTTGATGGTCTGCTTGGTGAGCCGCTCGATGTTGTCGAGCAGCCGGCGCTGGCGCGGCTCGGCCAGCGTGATGGCCACGCCCTCGCGGCCGGCGCGGCCCACGCGGCCGATCCGGTGCACGTACGACTCGGGCGCACTCGGCACGTCGTAGTTGACGACGTGGGTGAGCTGGTCGACGTCGAGGCCGCGGGCGGCGACGTCGGTGGCGACGAGCAGGTCGGCCGTCCCGGCGCGCAGGCGGCCCATGACGCGGTCGCGCTGCTCCTGGTTCATGCCGCCGTGGAGCGCCTC